TTAGCCGTTAAGTTTAACTGCCAGACCTGCGACATATTCCCCTTGATAACGAGCAATAGACAGTTCTTCCTGGCTTGGCTGGCGTGAGCCGTCACCGCCTGCGATGGTGGTTGCGCCGTACGGCGTACCGCCGCGAACCTGTGAAACGTCAAATAATTCCTGCGCTGCGTAGCCAATGGGGACAATTACCATGCCGTGATGCGCAAGGGTCGTCCAGGTTGAAGTAATAGTTTGTTCCTGACCGCCGCCAGTACCGGTGGAACTAAAGACGCTCGCCAGTTTTCCGTATAGTGCGCCGGAAGCCCACAGGCCGCCCGTCTGGTCGAGGAAGGTACGCATTTGACCGGACATGTTGCCAAAGCGGGTAGGTGTACCAAAAATAATGGCGTCGTAATCGGCCAGTTCTTGCGGGGTTGCAACCGGTGCAGTTTGCGTTTTACCGCCTGCTTTTTCAAATAATTGCGGCGGCATGGTTTCCGGTACACGCTTAACGACAACTTCTGCGCCATCGACTTTGCTTGCACCCTCAGCGACTGCGCGTGCCATCGTTTCAACATGTCTAAGGATATGGTTTATCATTTTGAAAAATATAATTTTATTTCATCCTCCTGGTCACTTTGGGGCACGTCTGGGGCACGGGCATTAAGGACATTATTCAACATGGCAACTTGAGTCACGCTGCACTCAGGCATCCATGCACCATAAACATTGTAGACCATGCTGGCGCTGGAGTGCCCCATCTGTGACGCAATAAATGTCGGGTTTGCTCCGGCAGATAAAGCCCAGCACGCATAGGTATGGCGTGACTGATACGCTTTACGGGATCGGATACCCGCTCTTTTTATTGCTGAATCCCATGTCGCTCCGATGGAGCTTACCGCGTAGTTAATACCCGCCTTGTGATTCTTGCGAACGATTTGCGGACAGAAAACAAAAGTGCACTCGTGCAAAATTGTTCTTCCGTACTCGCGTAATTTAACAGTGATCTGATGCTGCCTGCCAAGACGAGTAAGCATCGCCTGGTTTTTAAGTGCTTCAATTGCTGGTGCCAGAAGATGTATAACCCGGTTAGTGCCTGCGTCAGTCTTTGGTAGCGTAAAATCACCTATTTTTGTAAAATTTCTTCGCACTGTTATCGTGCCAGCTTTCAGGTCGATATCCTCCCATGCAAGTGCGGCAATTTCACCGTGTCGCATCCCTGTAAAAACAGCCACTGTCCAGAGGTTTTTGGTCTGTTGATGATGGCAGGCATCAATGAGACGGCTAAACTCATCTCTGGTCAGTGGATCCGGCACTGGTTTTGATTTCCTCAGCGGTGTTATTGAATTAAACGGGTTTTTCTCCAGATACCCGTTTTCGGCGGCAAAGCTGAACATTCCGGCTGTTGTTGTCATGTAATAGTTCACTGTGGGTACGGTTCTTCCTTTTCGGGACGTGCTGGTTTTCCTGCTTCCCTTTTCCCCGGTCAGTAAATCTTTCCTGATAAACAGCAGATCTTCTTTTGTAATCGATGACGCCAGCCTGCCAGGACCAAGCCTCGGTAGCATATTTTTCATCACTGATTGATAACGATTTAAGGCGTTACTACTGATTTCCATTGCTTTCAGAGTAAGCCATTTCTGTGCCAGTTCACCGACGGTGATATCTTTTTTTACCAGGCCAAATAGCTTCAGGTTAGGTGAGTCAGGGAATCGCTCGGCATAATCAAACGTTCCCGTTCTGATTGCAAAGCAGACAGAAGCCCTTAACTCACCAGCGATCTTTCTGTTTTTCGGAGTATCGGGCACGCGAAGATTTTCGCGCACTCGTTTACCCCTGTACTTAAACGTTATTCGGAGTTTTCCTCCGTGATTTTCAACGCCGGCTGGATAGGCTGAATTCGCCATTGTTCCTCCTGCGTCCAAGAGCACGCTCAGGTTATACTCTTATGGACAAGAATTAAACATCCTGAGATGGTAAGGGTTGGTTTTTGATCCAAGTGTTGATGGTAGGAAGATGATAGAGACATTCGCTGTTTTTCTTTGGCGTTCCGTCGGGGGCAATTTGTTTATATTCTCTGCCGTTCATCCACGCACTGTCCCTGGCGCGTAATATTGTTCCTTTTCTTAGGCCTGTTATAGCCATTAAAAGCTCCAGTGTTACCCATTCATTCGCATTTATCTGTACAACAGGTGTGATGACTGGCTGAATGCCATGGTTATGTTGGTTTACTAACTCGCGCATAAGTTGCCTCTGCATGTGTAAGAAAAAACCGCCCGAAGGCGGTTGTCAGTTGATTGATGTACGGCGCATTTTTCGAAGGCTGGCAATATGCTTTTCCTTCTCAATTTCCGCTTTAATCATATGCAGTTCGTTGTGCTCGATTCGCTCAAATTCTTCATTAAATGCACCAATTGAAGTGGCTCTGGTTCTGCCGTCGAGCCTTCGGTAGATCACCTGAGTCAGAGTTACCTTGCATATTTCTACCGGATAGTTGTTGGCATCAACGAAAGACTGCCCGCGCTGGATCAGGACGAACACTGGTTGTATTCCTTGAGTGCCATATCATAAACACGGCATGCCGAGAGGTGTGTGTAGTCAACGTCGTTCGTATCCTGAAAAGTCCATGTGTTGTGACGGTAACTTCCGGGGCTTTGAGTTTCACTGCATCAACGATATGCTGATGTTTGCGCCTTTCGAATATAGAGCTGGATATAACCACACTTGCTGTTAAACCGTAACTTTCAAATGTGATTTTCATGTCATTATCCTCGCAGTTAGCCGGGCAACAAAAATAAATAATGTTGTTCCTGCGAATAACAGGATACCGCCCGTCATTAGAGAAAGGAAAAACAATATTAATGTACGCGGGTTGTTTCTCAAAATATTCTCTCTGTGATTCGCTCACTCTGACAATTCGTTGATCAAGTCACGGTATTTATTCAGTTCTTGCAACGCCTTACATGCACCCTCCCATCGTTTCTGTTTCCGCCCGGCGCGGCGCGCTTCTTTCCGTGATTTACGTAGCAGGTCACCTATAATGTTGTGCTGCACTGGCTGCACTGGGGCGATATTTGGTTTTTTGTCCACTTCCCTTGCAACTGCCTGCCAGATGCCATTTTTTACAGTTACTACCCCCTGGTTTTTTAACTTCCATAGAGTGTCAATAACGTCATTCAAATCAATATTGAGACCTTTAGAAATACTTTCGGCTGATGCTTTTCCTAATTTGTTCAATTCTGTGAGCACTGCGTTCATTTTTTTCTCCTGATATTTTAATGTCGGTGGGGCTGTTATACGGTTAGTGAGGTGTCAGCTTCTTCTACCAGCTTTTCCAGTTCATCCAGCTTTCGGGAAAGAATTTCACCAAACAGATGAAGTTCTGCATCTGCTGTAATCGGGATTGGAACAAATCGTATTCCACTTCTGGCAAGTTGATTTGCGATTTCCAGACACTGCCTTAATTCAACTGGTGATGCCTTTGTCAACGTCGTTTTTTCGCTCATTGGTTTTCTCCAGAAATTTAACAATACCCGGAACCATCTCAATGGATGGTGTGCCGCATTGGTTACCCCATACATCAAATCCATGCGAGGTGTGGCGGGCGAACAGTTCTATCCGGGGAACATCGCCAAGAAGTTGCACAAGCTTTTCTCGAGCCATATCCGGCTTGCGGGAGTGATCAAGGCGCGGTGCAGTGAATGACTGGATTATTCCGGCGTTAATGCGTTCGGGCAGATTTCCTTTCACTGCAAAAAGGCAGTCTTCGCTGTTAGCGCGAGTGGTGCTACCCATACCCATGACCAGCTTGTCGGTCTGTCTTTTCCCGCATTTGTTCCAGGTTAATCCTTTCATCGTCACCAGACGAAAGCCCCACGCTTCTACAACCTTCAATGCTTCAAGTGGTTGTGTAGGCACCCACCACATAGACAACAGGCAATTATCGGCTGCCAGTTCCCATACCGGGAGGCGGCAGATATCCAGAAGACTCATGACCGGATATTTAAAACTTGCACCGCGTTGACCATCGGTTGCTTTGTCGCGGAATGTCCAGGGGGGATCTGCGTAAATGAGGGTGTATTTTTTCGTCATAGCGCGTTTTCAAACTCATCAATGTAAAGTCCTGCTTTAATCAGTCGGCGACGGCGTTCGGCCTTTTGCACGTATTCCTCGCGACAGTTTTTTGCTGCGTGTTCACGGCTTCTGCGACTGAATGGAGGAACGGCATTGCGTGAGCGAGGTGTGTCACGACGAGGATTTGATTCGAGGGAGAAAAAGCGATCAACGATTCCGGTGTCTGTGGTGAATGGTTCTGAAGCCTTTATTTTCACAACCTTACTGCCCTTTGTCAGGCCGCGAGCTACCTTGTTGAACTCGCAAAGTGAAACACCAAATTTCTCTGCTATTTCACTGCCAGTAACAGGACGACCACGAGACTGAATCATCCAAGTGACGCGTTCTTTTAACCCACGGAAGGCACCGGGCCTTCCAGAACGCCTGTAGAAAGCGATCTGTTTCAAATTTTTGTCTCCAGATATGAAAACCCCGACGGGATGTCGGGGATGGTAGGGGAAGTTACAGG